TCGAGAAGCAATACGACCGGATCAAGGAATTCTCAGAGGCAGCGCAGGCTGTGGTGGGCGTCGTGGGAGAGGGGATCGAGGCCCTGATCTCTCTCGCTACAATGGAGGAATGGCCGCAGCATATACAGATCTACTCATTCTCTCAGCGATTCGCTCAACTCCTGGCGATCATCGTGGAGGCTTTTGAGGACGCCGGCACGGGATGGGCAGACGGGGCCCTCGATGCGGCAAAGGCATTTGCCGATGCAGCAGGGGAAGTCGTAGGGGTCATCGTGGATGGCCTTGAGGGTCTGATCGCCCTCGCTACAATGGAGGAATGGCCGCAGCTCATCCAGATCTACTCGTTCTCTCAGCGATTCGGAGATCTCCTCAAGATCATCGTGGAGGCTTTTGAGGATGCTGGGACAGGGTGGGCGCATGGGGCCCTCGATGCAGCGAAGGCATTTGCCGATGCAGCCGGGGAAGTCGTAGGGGTCATCAGCGAGGGGATCGAGGCGATCATCTCCCTGGCTAAGGCGGGCATTCTGCCAGACATCGACGCAGCGATCAATGAGTTTGCTCGGCAGATCCAGCTCATCGTCGAGAAGTTCCAGATGGCGTCAGAGGATTTCCTTCCTGAGATGCTCACCCACGCATCGGCATTCGCTGAGACTGCCGGCGACGTGGCAGGGGCGGTCAGTGAGGGCCTGGAGGCTCTCGTCGCCCTGGGACGCCGCAGGACGATCCCGGACGTGGGAATCCTCGCTGATCTGTTCGTCCAGCAGATCCAGGTTCTCGTCGAGAAGTTCAAGGAAGCGGCTCTCACCTTCACGGGCGAGGGGACTGATCAAGATGTGGTCGCCCTGACCAAGAAGTTCGCCGATGCCACGGAGGAAGTCGGCAAGGCGATTGAGAAGGGCGTCAAGGGGCTCAATGAGCTGGCGGATCTCTCCCTCCAGACTGCCAACAAGGCGCGGGCGAATCTCGATGCGTTCGTGGAGGCGATGAAAGAGATCGTCCTCGACTTCGCTGCAGCCAGGATCGTGGTCGATGCGGAACTCTATCCTGAGATCAAGGAATTCGCTGATGTGGTGGAGGAGATCGGCAAGGCTCTCACCAACACGGTCAAGGCTCTCGTCGCCCTCGCCGACTACACGGAGGAGGGATTCGCTGCGGCCGCCGTCGATGCTGAGGGCTTTATGATTCACATTGGGACGATCGTTGCCAAGTTCGATGAGATGAGAACTATCATCGATGCGGAGGCTCTCCCTGATGTCTTCGCCTTTGCGGAGGGCGTCCAGGAGATCGTCTCCTCCGTCTCCACCGCGCTGCAATTCATGGCGGATCTGGCGAAGTTCGTCCCGCCCACGAATGAGAAGGTGACGCAGTTTGTGGAGGGTGTCAGGACCGTGGTTGCCAAGATCCTGGAAGCGCTGGAGGAGATCTTCAACCTGGGCGATCAGCCATCGATCCCGGAGCCGGCGCAGATGTACACGATGGGCCTCCAGATCACCGTCTCCTGGATGCAAGGCATGGTAGATGGGGTGGTCTCGATGGTTCCGCAGCTCCTCGCTGCCGTCCGCTACGCAGTCACGGGGATGCTCGATGAGGCGGCAGGAGGGCTCGCCGTCGCCTCTCCCTCAAAGGAATTCGAGGATCTTGGCATCAACGCAATACAGGGGCTCATCGATGGAACCCTCCAGGCAGCAAGGGCCGCCCTCGATGCCATGCACGAGATCATCAAGTCTCTGCTCGATGCGATGGATCAGGAGGCGGGGGGCCGGGGCGGCTGGTATGATGCCGGCTACGAGGCAGCGAAGCAATGGCTGGAGGGCCTCGCCTCAGGACTGGTTGAGGGGTTACCCAACATCGATCGGGCCCTGGCTATACTGGCGGAATATTTCCCCCGAAGCCCTGCCCAACGAGGGCCCCTGCGGGATACTCCGAATTGGGGAGCCTGGATGCTCGGTGGCCTGGGCGAAGCGGCAAGGATCGTCTCTGCCTCTCTCTCCGCATTCGATCCAGGGGGATCGATCAGGCACACCGTCGCTGGTGATCCAGGAGGGCGATCGGTCAGCAACCAAACGGTCAATAGAAGCGCCAACTATACCGTCAATGCCAACTATGCGAACGCACAGAGTCCGACGTCGATCAGGCAGGATCTCTCGATGCTGATGCGCCTTGAGGGGAGCCGATAATGGGAGCTGAGAATCATCTCATCGAGAACGCCTACGGGGGCAAGGTCCATCTGGACGCCAGATCTCATCGATGGGTCAACGTCGCCGGCCTGATGATGCCGCCCATGCTCCATCGGACGCAGGCTGCGCCATTCCAGCATGGGGCAACCTGGCTAGCCACCGTCCTCCAACCACGGGATATCATCCTCAATTGGTTCAGCCGCACATGCGACAGGCGGGCGATGTTTGATCTGAGGGATGCTTTCTCCAGGGTGATCAACCCTCACCTGGGCCCGTTCACCTGGAGGACGTTTCTGCCAGATGGCCGGATCAGGGAGCTGAGGAACGTCATCTACGATTCTGGCCTGGGGACCGAACTGGAGACTGTCAACGAGGAGCCGAACTTCTTCCGGGCTGTGACTCGATTCATCGCCGAAGATCCGGTCTGGTGGGGCGATGATCATGCCCAAACGGAGGCCCCCGGAGTCTCTACGGGGATCGCTTTCATCTTTCCGCTCAACCCTGGCCTAGCGGGCAATCGGGACTTCGATACACTGGAATTCGGCGGAGGAGGTAGTCTCGCCTCCCGGACCTTCTCGATCACCTATGATGGCTCATGGCCTGCCTATCCCGTCATCCAGATTCTAGGGCCTGCGGATGATATGCTCCTGACGAATAACACGACAGGAGAGAAGCTTGAACTGGATTACGAGATCGCTGACGGAGAGACCGTCACATTCGATACCCGCTTTGGTTTCAAGACCGTCGAGAGCGATACGGCGGGCAACATCGTGGGATACCTGACCACAGATTCGGACCTGACCACATTCCATCTGGAGATCGATCCCGTAGCAACCGATGGGCTCAACTCCTTTACATTATCGGCCGGCAATACGACGGCCAGCACGAGGCTGACGATCAGATGGGAAGATCGATACCTCGCTATCTAGAGCGGGAGGATGTGAAAGATGGCTGAGACGAGTTTGCCGTGGACTGGAAGTGTAGCAGGGGATGACGGTCCCTACTCAGACGACAACTGGACCGATATGCTCCAGATGGAATGGAACGGGGACGAGCAGGCTACCCGGGGGATCGCTAAGGGATTCCTCAACGAACTTGAACCCACCAACGCTGGGGCCAATACGATCCAGATAGATACGGGCGGCGGATGGGTGGATGGCTCCCGCTATCGCAACTCGACGGCGGTCAATGTCAACATCCCGACGCCCGTTGGCGATACGCGGGTTGACAGGATCGTTCTTAGGAAGGGATGGGCGGCTCAGACGGTGCGGATCACCCGCATCGCTGGCGTCGAGGGCGCTGGAGCGCCGGCGCTGACGCAGACCGATGGCGTCACCTGGGATCTCCCCCTCTGTCAAGTCTCGATCACCACCCTTGCCGTGATGACGATCACCGATCAGAGAGGATGGGCACGCCCTCCAATCGAGATCGGGACCGCCAACATCGAGGACGGGGCGGTCACAGAAGCCAAGCTCGCTGACGGGGTATTCGTCCCCGTTGGGGGGATCATCCTCTGGTCGGGCGCTGTGGGGGCGATCCCTACGAACTGGCAGCTCTGCGATGGGACTGGAGGAACACCAGATCTCCAGGATAAGTTCGTGGTCGGTGCCGGATCCGGCTATGCGGTCGGGGCGACAGGCGGAGCCGTCACCCATACCCATACGGTAGCGATTCCCAGCGACCTGGGCGGCGTCCATAACCATGGGGGCCAAACGGCCTATGCTACAGCGCCCATAACGCTCTATCAGGAGGGAACGGGAGCACTCGTCTGTACAGGAACGAACCATTATCACGCCATAAGCAACAGCGTATCTCACCAACATGGTGTCAATGGGAATACGGGGAGCAGCTCCTCGCTGCCGCCCTACCATGCGCTCTGCTATATCATGAGGACGGCGTAGGATGACGGAATCCCTGGGGCGGACGGACTTCTCAGCGATCCTCAGAGAGATCGAGGATCTCAGGATGAGAGTTGCCCATCTGGAGACTGAGGCAGAGGGCGGGGGCGGAGGGGATGCCGATACGGTGGATGGATTCCACGCATCGGCGGTTCCCACGGCGAACTATCTCCTCGCCCTCAACGCCTCTGCGGAGTTCCCTGCCGATGTGGTCTCATTCGGGGCGCTCACCCTGGAGGCTCAAACCTTCGTCCCTGCCCTCTGGCAGAATCAAGTAGCCTGGAATATGGCTGCCAATAACAACTGGCAGCAGGATACCCAATCGACCACGATCACCCTGAGGCGCAAGTCGGATGTGGTGATCCTCTCTGATGTCACATGGAATAACTCGACGGCGGCCAGGACGAATGGACAGGCTTTTCGATGGACTCTCGGTGGAGCTGGCGTTACTGGCTCCTCCACGGGGACGGGCAACATCGGCAACACCCTCTCCACCGTGGAGCACCACTTTGTCCAGGAGCTATTCGCCGCCCAAGCGGCCGGCACCTACACCTTGAGGCTGGAGGCCCAAAAGACGCAAGTGGCATGGTCGGGCGATAACGTCAACATCTACTACAGGATCGTTATCCCCCTGATCATCCCGGTGGACTGAGATCCCCTGAGAATCTCTCCCCTGAGTAGCCTGGGGCTTTAGCAGCGAGGAGTAGATCAACCGGGCGTCGAATTCGATCCAGAATCCGCCACGGGGCGGAGAAGGCCATTTATCGAGGATTGCTCATGGCAAAGAAAACGTGGGAACAGAAGTTCGACAAATGGATCACCAAGCACAAGAACTTCGATGCGCTGGAGCCTGAATCTGGCCCAATGAAGCGATGGGACAAATGGCTAGGCGATGGGGAGGACGTCCCTGGTTTCGATGATGACGTCTCCACGATCACGGTCAATCATGGCCTCAGCGGGCTCTCTGGCATGGGATCGTCGATCCCTGCCTCTGGAGTTGGTTTCCGGCTAAAAATGTAAGGAGTTGCTTCTATGACCACCTACTACGTCGGCAAGGGCGGCAATGATGGGAACGCCGGTACATCGTGGGCGACACGTAAGCTCACGCTAAATGGAGCAGAGGATGTCCGTGTAGTCCCTGGCGATACGGTGATAATCGGCCCTGGTATCTATCGGGAAACGCTGCAATGTGATGTCACGGGCACAGCCGGCAATCCGATAACCTACGAAGGGGACCGTTCGGGGTATAGGACCGACGGCATCGGCGGCAAGGTTATAATCACGGGTTCCGATGACGATATATCGGAGGTACGTACACACTGCATTGACACGGCTGGACTTGTAGCTTTCCATTACAGAACCTGGCGCAATCTTATCATGGGATGGACTGATGACGCTATAATGGCAGTAGACGGCGGTGTGGGCGATAAGGATGGCTGGGTTATAGAAGATTGTGTTTTTATGAACGTCAATTCGCACGGCATTTATGCCAGTACCATTGGGGATGACTGGGCTATACGTCGATGCATGTTTATCGCCGTTACATACGCTATACGCACATCTGGAAGTGCCCACAACGGGGCTACGGGGGACGTATTAGAATCATGCGTGTTTTTGGGAGGACATGCAAGCACGACCGGGTTCTATGTCTTCCAGGGCACATGGGAAGTTCTTAACTGTACGTTCATCGGATGCTATGACGCTGTTAATGCGGCCGCAAACAACGGCGGAGCCCAATATATGTCAGTAGAAAACTGCATTTTCAATCAAAATTTCTATGGTATGAGAGCAGCGGCCCCGGGTGATTTGGTGGAAGATTATAACGGTTTGTACAACAACGCTGCAGACCGAGACGCAGATGTAGCCGTGGGAGCTAACTCTGTTACCTACGCTCCATTGTGGGAAACTCCCTTACTACAGGAGGGTGTAAAAACGCCGGTGCGTTTTCCGTTCCTGTCGCAATGGTCGGCGTATCGCCGGTTGACGGATTCGGGCACGGTGCCATCGGGCGGCGACTTGTTCGGGCTCCCCTTCCCTGCCACGAATGGCAAGCGCTCCTGGGGGGCGATCCAGTATCAGGATTTTGAGCGGGATGGATCGGTCTATCGAGGGGCCTCAGGGGCATCGGGTCTGATGAATGATGCCAGCATCAAGACCTTCCTCGTCCCTGTGGGGGCATCCTCCGCCACCCTGGAAGTCTACGCTCGTCGAGGGGCAAACTACGCCGGCTCAAATCCGCGGGTCGTGATCCGCCAGCCTGGGCAATCTGAGATCGAAGTGGTGGATGCGGGGGCAGCGGGGGCATGGAATCTCCTTACCCACACCTGGACACCTGCGGCCTCTCCTCCCTGGGTCCAGGTCATGCTTCAATCGAGAAATTCTGCGGGGGCGGGTGACTACACTGTCAATTGGGACGACCTGAAAGTAGAGGTGGACGCATGACAACGTACTACGTCGGCAAGGGTGGCAATGATGGGAACGCCGGTACCTCCTGGGCAGATCGAAAGCTCACGCTCAATGGAGCTGAGGATATCCCGGTCGTAGCAGGGGATCTCGTCATCGTAGGCCCGGGTGTATACCGGGAAACCCTTACGGTCGATGTGTCAGGCGGTGCGGGGAATCTCATTGCCTACGAGGGTGACTGGATAGGCCACCGAACGGACGGGGTCGGTGGCGCGGTGCGTGTCACGGGTTCGGATGACGACCAAGCAATAACCAGGGCGTCATGCGTGGACGCTACAGCGGCGAAACGCGATTACAGAAGTTTCATCGGGTTCACCTTTGACATGGTCTCAGGTCGCATTATCGACGTAGGTGGTGGCGACGGTTCTGATGGGTGGGTTGTGGAGGACTGTACGTTCCAGGACTACGACCGCGGTATTTATTGTGATGGGGCAAACGGAGATTCGGCGGATGATTGGGAAATCCGCCGATGTTGCTTCATAGACGGACAGGTTGGGGAGGGTATCTATTCGTATACGTTATGGGGCGACCATAACGAGAATTGGGTTGTCGAGGATTGCCTGCTTTTGTTCCCGGGCATCGGTGGCGTCAATCTACATAATACTGATACAGGGTCAGTCATAAGAAATTGCACAGTGCATCAGAGATACTGGGGGCCTAACTCCTATTGCCTTCGTTTTTCGGGTACCGTTGCCGATGGGGATATTAACAACAGCATCGTCTTTGGTGGTAGCTATGGGCTGTACATGATAAATAACGTTGATTATGATTATAACTGGGCGCACGGGTGTGCGCTACCCTTATTTGGTGGGACTGACGGCGGTCATAATACCAGCGGCCCAAGTACAGTTATAATACCTATGTATGGGTCGCCGGACCTGTTGACGGGCGGGTTTATGATGCCCTGGCGCGAATGGTGGGTGCCTGACAACCTGTCTGCGGCTAAACAAGATGGGTTTGCAGGTTCATCCAGCAGCGACTTCTTTGGAAAAACCAGGCCAGTGACAACCAGCAAGATAACACCGGGGGCGGTTCAGTGGGTGCCGAAGGAATTGGAGCAGACGACGGTCTATGAGGGATCAGGATCGAATCGAGAGGATGACGCCGGCCGGCAGCAGTTTTGGGTTCAGGCGGAGGCGGCAAGTCACACCCTGACCTGTCGAGTCTATCGAGAGGCGAACTACGCCGGCTCGAATCCTCAGATCAGGATCATCCAGCCAGGCCAGACCACGATCGAGATCGTTGACGCAGGGGCGGCGGGGGCCTGGAATGAGCTGACGCACACCTGGACGCCTGCGGCCTCTCCCCCCTGGTTTGTGGTGGAGCTGGTCTCCAGGAACACGAACGGCGGCGCTGACGGGACTCTGTGGGATAACCTATTCATCCAGGCGGACTAATGAAGAATTGGGGAGACTTTGACTCTTGGATCGGTGGACGCCTTCCGCTATGGATTGGGGGGACTCCTCCACGGACCAAATCAACGGGGCAATTCAACATCTTCACGGGGGCGAATCCCTTCCCTGATGCCTACGTGGAGTACGATGCGGCGGAGGCGGAACCCACGCCACCATTCGTCTATGAGGATTGCCTGGTCGAGGATGCCGATTACGCCGTCTGGATCAAGAACCATTCGGGGCAAAGGGTTGCCGTTATCCCCCTGACGGATCGGACGGCCAGGCTGGAGTACAGCCGGCAACTCAACGCCATCGGCTACTATGAGTTACCCCTCGTGGCGGATGATCCACGGATCGAATACTTCATCCCTGATGCGCAGGTCGAGATCTGGAGGCGGACTCCAGGAGGGGATTGGCTCCTCGATTGGGAGGGCTTCCATCGCCGCCGGCGCTGGTGGATGGATGAGAGTGATCGGGATATGTTTTCATCCATCGGACGGGCTTACGAGGAGCTGCTCTCCAGGCGAGTGACGGTTCCTCCAGAGGGCCCGTACATCTATCAGACATCCGACGATGAACCCTACGATGAGTACGGACCGGATGAGCTGACCGATATCATGCGAGATCTCGCTTACTCTCACCTTGGCGCAGGGGCATCCCTGGATCGGCAGGCTCCTGGCTTCGCTGTGGAGGCAGACGATCATACAGGGCCCGTGATGAGCAAGAAGTGGCGTTATATCAACGTGCTCACGGCGATGCAAGATCTGAGCGACAGCGGGGCGGACTTCGCTATCATCGGTACGGGCCCTGCTACCTACGAGTTCAGAGCCTATTACCCACGGAGGGGAGCAGACAAGACCGTCACAAACACGGACGGGAATGATCCCGTCATCTTCTCCGTGGATCGGGCAAATATGGCCTATCCTGAGGTGGTCGAGGATTGGCTCAACGTCCGCAACCTGATCTACGTCGGCGGAGGGGGATCAGGAGCCTCCAGGACCATCGTCGAACGAGAGGATGCCGTCTCAACGGCGGAAACCCCGTGGAGCCGGCGGGAGGCATTCTACGATCGGCGCCAGTTCACAGCGACGGCCAGGCTCCAGGATGAGGGAGACGCTTTCCTCGCCCGTTACACGAGGACGATCCAATTCCAGTTTGACTACCTCAAGAACTGCAACGCTATGTATCGGGAGCATTGGGATCTAGGGGATCTGGTGACGGCTCGTTATCGGGATTATCAGTTCGCCGTCAGGATCATCGAAGTCCACGTCTCAGTCACGAGGGCAGGCGGAGAGATCATCACGCCTCGGTTCAAATTGCTATGGACGGACAGCTAGCGAAGATCTCAGGAGGAAGTCTCCGATGGATGCCGAAACAAGGTTCAAGGTTGCCGTTTGTCTTGCGATTCTCATCCTCGCTATAGCGGGGATATCTTTCCAATATGCTGATGCGGCCGGGGGTGAGCCGGGCCCGGAGCCCTCGCCTACAATCCTGCCCTGGGTTGAGTCGGTTTTCGGGATGTCTGGCTCATCCCCGTCCGCCGCAGCAAATGGAAACCCCGGCTGGCCGATCTTGACCGAACCGAACGATCTGCCCTGGGGCCTCGTCGCCCAGGAGAGCCCTCCAGAGATCGCCGTCAAGTATGGGATCTCGATGGCGGCAAAGAGATTGCCGGCATCGCAATGCGGGCTGGAGGGCGTAGGCGATGAGGAGCAGCTCATCTGCCCCGTCCTGGATCAACTCCTCAGGGACTCAGAAGTCCAGGGGATCACCTACGTCCCGGGCCTGATGTGGCAAAATGAGACCTATACGGGGGCCCCGCCGGCCCTGCCCGGGGATTGGCCCTCCGTTTGCTGGCAAGGGCCTCGCCCTGGCTGTGGTCCCGATTACGCCAACCCTCAGCTCAGGGCCCTCATCTATCGATGGATCAGGGCATTCGGTCGGCGCTACGATGGGAAAGTCCCCGTGATCATGGCAAACATCGGTGACGATGGGGAACGGCGATTCTGTAAGGACGTCGGGGCTGAGTGCTGGACTGCTTACATGGTCGCCGGCCTCAATTCTGCTACGTGGGCCACATACGAAACCACCGCCTATACTACATGGGAGGATGCGTTCTCAGAATCTTTCGTGGCGGGGCATTACTCGGGATTCGGGTTCTCCTCCACGGAGATCGGGAGGGCGGCCGCCACGATTGACAGCCTGGGGATGGGTCTGATGACCAGCGGGCTCTACCCTGGGCAATGCCGGGGCAACTCCTGGGGCGGCGTCTGTAACACGGTCGATCCTCTCAACGTTGACTGGATGGTCCCGCTTGTGTATACTCAAACTGTGTTTCTGGCTGAGCAATCCTGGAAGTACGAGGGGGATATGGCAGCGCTGGCCTGGCTATGGGCAGTCACCCACGGGGCCCAGCAGATCCACGCTCAAAGGGAAACCCTCGCCTCCTCTGTGGGCCAGGAATGGCGGGAGACCACAGAGTATATGCTGGCCCATCCTGAGGCGGCTCTGTGGGTAGCCAGGGAGTTGGATACGTCGAGATGCGAGGCATGGTACGGGATAGGGGGTGCTTATTGCGGAGAGAGAGGCGATTGGGCCAGGAACGTTATAGCGGCAACATCTAGCGGTCTTGGATGGAATGTGACGACATCTTATCGAGGATGGGTTGCCCGCAGGGCCCCCGTGGTCCTGACGACGACGGTGGAGGGCCCAGCAGAGATCAGAGTGATGCGGCCCAATGGCAGACTGGATGTATGGGTGCAGCCGGACGGACGATCCGTGATGATCGAGGATGATCAATACGTCCACCGGGTCGAAGTGCGCCCTCTGGAGATCCCCACGGCGACGCCTACGGCGACAGCGACGGATACTCCATCACCGACGACAACCAGCACGGCGACGCCCTCGCCCTCTCCCTCATCGACGGGGACGGCCACGGCGACAGCGACGCCTACGACGACGGTCACACCTACAGCCACACCTACGCCAAGTCCGACGCCGCAGGATGGGTGGAGGATCTTTGGCAAGATCGGAGATGCGGTCGTTGATCTATGGGTGGTGAGGATAGAGTGATGGCTTTAGATGAAACTCAACTCATGCGGCATTTAGATATGCTGCGCGAACTCCTTGAGGCGAAGATCGATTCGAGCGCTGAAAAGCGGCGGGAGCAGATCCATCGGATCGAGGGGCAGATAGGTAGGGTGGAGGCAAAGGTAGATCGGATCAATGGGACGGTGCGGGAGCATGCAGAAACCCTCGCTCATCAGCAGGCAGATATGGCGATCGTCTCCCGATCCTTTGAGCGCCTCCCTTGCGTCACAGATCCGGAATACTCAGGCAGAATCAAAGAGCAGGTCAGGCGGTTTGGGGTGAATTGGGGGATCGTATGGAATATCTTCCAAGGTCTAGCGATGGGCATCATCGCCGCCAAACTCGCCGGCATTTTCTAGGAGGTGGATCGTGGAGATCTCAGAATTGGCAGGGCCCTTGCTTGTGGCATTCATCCTGGCCGCAACGGTGGAGGGGGCGGTCGAGTATTTCGTCAAGCCTTGGTTCTCAGAGGAATCGAGGCAGCGGTTCCCTGGGATCAAAGAGATCCCGAAATACCTGGCCCTCCTCGTGGGATGTATCCTTGCCTTGGCGTATGAGCTGGACGTGATCGGAGAGATCAGCAAGATCCGGCCGGATCCGGCATGGGTCGGCTACATCCTGACGGGACTCCTCATCGGGAGGGGATCGAACTACTTCCACAACATCCTTGGCAATTTCTTCTGGAGTAAGCCAGAGCCACCGACCGAATAGAGAGGGGGTGATCCATTTATCTGGAGGGGCTCTCTAAAACTTGAGAGGTGCAGAGGAGGAGGGCGGACTGGACCGGTGTCGCCCTCCTCCTCTGTTGGATACATCAGGCACGCAGCCCGTGGTAAATGTGTTGAACGAAAAAAGAGCCCCCCTCGCCGATGAGGCGAGGGGGGCGTCTGTTCTGCTCAAATCTCCTGGGGGAACTTGTCCACGGTCTCTGGCTGATAGCCAGCCATGACCAGCTTGCCGATCTCGATGAGGTAGTACATCAGCGCTTCTCTCCGGGTGAATGTGGTCTGCTCTGATCTAGTCCTGGGTGGATGCCCTCCAATCAATTCGATGGTCCAGGCATCTCCAGGGCCCTCGTGGACGTGGATGATCCGATGATTGGGCTTGCCCTTTGGACTTGTGAAGTATGCGGCTGCGCGTTGCACCTTGAGTAGTGTTGCCATCTTGGACTCCTCTCTCTATGGGATGATCTTTCCCTCTATAGCCTTAACGGAGAAGATCCCCCTGGCCTTTCCTCCAGGGGGATCGAATCTATCGCTCACTCAGGGAATAGAGGATCTCTCGATCATCGCCCTCCTCAAGCGATGTGAACTGGATCGCCTTGACCATCGGGTCGATGTGCTGATTGCTCTCTGAGTACAGCTCCTCGACCGTGACCTCTGCCTTGTGGATTCCGGCTGCCTTGACATCCTCCTTGATCATCGCCTCAAAGATGGCGATCTGGACGCCCAAAGGGTTGGTGCCCCTGAGGATGGCAATCTCCTCGTCCGATTTCTGATGGAGCATGCCATCGATGTCCCGCACAAAGACCGTCCTACTCACTGTCAACCACATGATCAACTCTCCTATTCTCTGTGGTGGCCTGCCTCATCAGATCCAGGATGGCCGCCCCTGGATGACTCCCCCCTCAGGGGGAGTTTCGGCTCTAGTTCTGCTCCTCCAGATCAGCGAGGAACTCATGATCCGCTGCGGAGAGGATCGGGGCGATGTCCAGATGCTTCGCATCGGTGAGCGTCTGGCGCAAAAAGATGGACGTCGATCTCCCCCACGGGACGAACCCCTCACGATCAGGATGCGACGTCTCGATCCATTGCTCCATCGATGCCAGATCCAGGTAGAAGATCACGTCCGCCACGGGAACCCCTGCCTCGTTCCAGATCTTGACGATCTCCGTCTCCGCTTCCCGATAGATCTCCAGGATCGAGCCCTCCGATTTGGTCTCAAGATCCTCGGTCATCATCTGATATAGAGCGATCATCCTGGCCGCTGTTTGCTCCGCTTTCTGATGCTGCGTCATCGTCCTTGCTCCTCTCTCTGTGGGAATCTATGGGAGGATGTCTTTCCCCCTATAGCCTTAACGGAAGTGATCCCCCTGGGTTTTCCTCCAGGGGGATCGAATCTAGCGAACCTCCTCATCCTCAGGGTTCCAGATGTAGGTCAGATCCGCTTGCGCCAGGATCGCCCCCTGTCGTTGATTAGCGAGGATGTCATAAACGAACCCCATTACCTCAAAACTCAGAGGGGGCTCGTCGTCGATCTCCAGGGGCCGGCCAAGCGCCGCCAATTCGGCGGAGATCCTGGCCTCAAGGACTTCCATCAGATCACGGAACGAGATCCCTGCGCCATTCCAGGCAGAGACGAATGCCTTGACGCCTGCGCTGTGGGCTGCTCCAGCCGCCCATGCCGTGACTCCCAACTCCTCAGAGATGGGATCATCCTCTGCGGCCTGGACGTTTCTTTCCTTGGACTTGTAGATTGTGGTCGCTATGTCTGCCAGTAGTTTCGGTTCCATTGATCGAATCCTCTCTCTGTGGGGCTAGGCTCATCAGATCTCAGGTAGCCATCCTGAGATGACGGAGGGCCCTCCAACCCTCCGTTTCGCCTTATCGCTCTCGCTTGCTCCCTATGGGATAGGTCCCCAGGAGGACGACATCGAGGCGCATCATCGTGGAGAAGATCTCGCTGACTTCCAGGGCAACGGAGATGTTATCCTTGAAATCCTGGGGATCTTTGGGCGTCTCCACCATCAGGAGGAATGAGAATCGATGCTCTCCGATCTCCTGAACCTGGGTCTGCTCAAAGAGCATCCCCCGTCCGCCCATAGCGAACTGGACCGTCTCATCGACGTCCTGCGTCAGATCCAGGACCGTGCGGGGCTTCTCCAGCTTATCATACAGCTCTGTATTGACCTTGCCCACGATCCAGACCAGATAATCATTGGTTGTGACCAGACTCATCATCCTCTCCTATTCTCTGTGGGAAAGATTTATCCTCTATAGCCTTAACGGAAGTGATCCCCCTGGCCTTTCCTCCAGGGGGATCGAATTTCTCAAGATTGGCGGATCTGCCGCTGGAGCGGCATCGAGGGGACGGGCTTTCCGAACTCCGCCTCACGGGCCCTGCGGGCCAGGACTTCCGGCGGCGTGTAGTCATCGAGGATCTGGCATCGATGACGGAGGCCGGCGTCCAGGATGTCGTTGAGCATCCAGGATGACCAATTGCCATCAAATTGCATGGCCTGCCATCCGATGAGGGCGGCCGCCTGGCTGATGGGGACTTCGATCCTGGGGCGATCCACGGAGAAGAACCGATCCCACAGATCAAGATCGATCCTCCCTGCCTGGCCCTCCTCGTAGATCCTCATCGCTTTCTCAACCTGTCGTCGATTCACCTGATCCCTCCTCTCCCTGGACATCGAACGGGGGCTCCCAATGGGGCCAGACCTGCCGATACAGCCGGCGTGCTGCCCGGAGCCAGGCGATCTCGCTGTAGCGCTTGCCCTCGTAGGGCTCATCGAGGAACCGATACCACTGGCCTCCCTCGATCTTGTCGTAGCGGAAGCCTCGCCGTCCGTAGATCTTCGGGGCTTCTGGATTGTAGACATCCGTGGGGATGACGATCGCTCGGCGCTGATCCTCATCTCGATATGTGGGAGAGACGTTCGTGATCACGGGCCCTCGCTCCATCGAGATTTGACAGAGGGTGGCTGCCCATGATCGGCGCTCGTCCGCTTTCGCCTGGACGCATGGGTCCGCATACTGTCGCATCGTCCTGATCCTCTCTCTATAAGGCTTGACTCATCAGATCTCAGGTAGCCATCCTGAGATGACGGAGGGATCAGATCCCCCCGTTTCGTCTATTCCTGCTCTCTGTGGACCGTTGCCAATACTGTGTTGCTGATCGGCTCGACTAGCTCCGAATCGTGGAGAGCCTCGATCGTCCCCTCCTCGGAGAGGTAAGCCAGCCAGCGCTCGGGCTTGGTGAACCCGAAACCATCTTCTCGCTTTTCTCGATGTGCTTTCGCCAGACCTTCGCATTCCTCCAGGTGGAGAGGGGTCGGCTCGAAAGAGAATCGAATCGTGTACTTAGGGCCAATCCTCACCACATCGATGCGGCTGAGGGGGATCTTGATCCCAATCGCTGAATCCATCCAGCGGTACATCTCGTGGCGGACCTCGACGCAGGATGGTCGAGTCGTCAGATCTCGCGGCTGAACCTTGATTCTCACCTTGACTGCCAGCATGATATCCTCCTCTGTGGGGATTCTATGGGGGGATATCTTTCCCCCTATAGCCTTAACGGACTGAGAGGATCAGGGTTTTCCGTTTCGATGACGAGGATATTGACTTCCTGCGGATTCTGTGGTATCCTTGAGATGGTGGGTGCCTGATGATCCTCAGGCGTCTGATCCTCCTTTCTATCTGTGGGGGAGCCGTCCCTTTGATCCGGGGGCGGCTCCAGCGCGTCAGGGCCAGGTGAGACTTAGGCGGGGATTACCTGCGAAGGCGAAGACTACGACACAACCACAGATCACGATCGTCCAAACCATAACCGCAACATACGATGCGCAGTAGTTGAGCCTGGCCTCCAGCCGCACATCGAGGGGCGTCAGCTCATCAGACTCCTGCTCTTGGTAGTCCCTCTCGCTCATCCTCTCATCTCCTCCAGTTCGTCATCCGTCCAGATCTTCCCCTGGGGAGGAGGGAGCTCGCCCTCCAGGGGCAATCGAAGCGTCTGGAGTTTCAATCGATCCCGTACATCCAGGACGGTCGTCGGATCAACGTCGAACGCCAGCCAGCGATATCCCGCCGCCTTGCAAACGGAGGGGATCGTCCCGCCTCCAGTAAAGAAATCGACCACAAGTCCCCCCTGGGGGACTAATCGATGGAGGAGGTAGATCGGCAGGTAGGAGCTGTGGCCCCAATCGTGGAACCGCTTATCCCTGGGGGCGAAGATCCGATCAGAGATGAATCGATTCCCCCTGGATGGCTCGAATCCCTTGGTAAACCAGAGGAGGGGCCTCCACTTATTGAGGATGCGTCGAGGGTTGAAAACGGCGTTCGAGTTTGGCTGATCGATGACGATCGTCCAGTAGTAGGAGAGATGGGGCATGATCCTCTGGATGATCTGAGGGAGATGCGTCAGGCCGGCAACAAAGAACGCATGACCACCATCTCTGAGAATGTGGACTGCCCTCGCTGCAGCCAGGGAGTACAGATCCACGAGATCCCGGCTCCAGGGGGGATCGCTCCAGACCAGATCGACCGATCCAGCAGGGATCTCCCTCGCTAGATCCTGGAACTTGCCGGCGTAGATGCCGTCACTTTCGGGCCCTGGGATGAGATTCACTTGAGCACCACCCATCTCCAGGATCGGCGGACGTGCTCCGCCCTGGCCCTGATGACGATCGATGCCCTCGATGCCTGATCCGCCGTATCTGCCTCGATGTGGGGATTCGGTGGATCGGGCTCCTGATCCGTGAGGATCACGTCCAGGAGGGCCCGTCCATCGATGAATCGGCGGAAGTCCTCCAGGAGCAATTGCCCTAGTTTCTCGATCGAGGCTGCCATATCGACCTGGCGGACCGCCCTCTGGTAGCCAGCGAATAGATGGATCTCTCTGATATCCTGCCACCATTCGACTTGTCTGATCATCGTATCCTCCTCAACGAAAGAGAGCCCCCGGGGGGATCATCCCCCCGGGGGCGTCTGATCTACTTCTCATCCTCAACGGCAGAGATCCTGATCTGCCGTCCCTCAGGGACCAACCCATCGAGGATGATCTCATCCTCCGTCTTGCCCCTGATCATTCGCCGATGCCGGCGCAGATCCGTCCGATCGATCGAGAGCTTGGCCTTGGTCTCCTTCTGGATCTCTCTGACCTGTCGCTCATCGAATGATGCCAGATCGAGGAGTTTCTGACGGGTGATCGTCTCAAGTCCCCTGAGGGCCCCTGAGATCTCCGTCACGTCTCGATCTGTGGCGTCCATCCCAAACTTGGACTCCAGATCGGTCAAGGCTTTCACTAGATCCTCGTTTGTGGTCGGGTTGTTTGCCTCTGCCCATGCTAGCAAGTTCTTGACGGCGAGGGCGCTGCGTCCGACGAGTTTCCCGTCATTGGTTTTGATAGAATTCTGGACCTGCGTCACCACATCGAAAACGTGGGAGTTGATCTGCCTGACCACATCCTTGACCAGATCCCTTGCTTGCTGGAGCGCCTGGGACTCAAGCTCGTCCTGGATCGCCCTGCGGCGTCGGAGCTCTGCGTCGAGATCCTGCTCATCGAGGGTTCGCTTGTGATAGCCGGCCTGGCGCAGCTCCTCGATCCGTTGATTCTCCGCCTCTACCATCGAGGGGAGGATGGGCATCGTGACTTTGACTTCCCAATTGAACCGGCGGCGGATGTCGTCAGGATGAGGAACGTTGCGGATGATGTCGTCGATGAAGTCCTGGACGAATCCAGCAGGGGGGATCGCCGTCTGATCGTTGATGTCCATCCCGAATGCCCGCCGATAGGCGATGGCAGCCTGGACACGATAGGTCTCTGAGATCTCCTCCAGATAGCCGTCAAGGTTATCGCAGACATCATCGACCAGAGCCATGTACTCATCCCGCAGGGCGGCGATCTCACCCCTGAAACTCTCGTAAGTGTGGGTTGACATAGCGTAACCCATCGGAGTCTCAACGGAGGAGCGATAGAGTAGCTTGCGCCCTCGGTTCGCCACATTGGTCAGCGCCTTCACCACATGTGGCGGGAGGAGGGCCCTCTCGCCGTAGCCGTAGATCTCTGAGACCGCTCCCCTGAGATCAGGATCACGGATCTCCTCAAATCCCTCGATGCCCCACTCTGAGGGTGTCCAGCGGGACTTGGCTCCCCATTGCCCAATATGCAACTCAACGAGGAGGAGCTGCCCCGCCAAGACTTCCATCATCAGATTGGCGTCGGTCATGCCCTGGGTCGCCACCTGATGCCCCGTGGCCTCCTCAACGGAAGCCTTTACCTCTGAGATCGATCGTGCGCCAGCGAGTGCATTCTCAGTCATCGTTGGTTCCTCCTTTGATGTGTCGTTATCTGTGGCCCGATCACCTTATAGCCTTAACGGATTATAGCGTCAAGTTCTTTCCCCGTCAGAATTGCATCCCGTAGCCTGGCCGCCTTTGCCTTGGTCTCGTGGAATCGCTCCAATTGCTCGTCAGGGTCCGCAGCGGGAGGGCGGGGCGTCTCGCTGGCCCACCACTCATCATTCGCCCATCGGGTATCCTCATCGAGATCAGGATGATCCGGGGGGACTGTATCCTCGTATTCCATCCAGGACTCGAAGTACAGCCGGCGGGTGGCGATGAGCCATTGCCGACGTGTCCAGATCCGTCCCTTATAAGGACGGAGGGTGGACCGCCGCCATTCGTAGGCGTCAGGGTGCCAGATGAACCCCTTGCGTTTGAGATCCTCGATCAAAGGGCGATTGAACCGCATTACGTCAGAGGGGACCACGATGAGATCTCCTCTAAGGACGGGCCCGAACCGCATGATCCGATCCCCCGTGGGATCGTAGCGATAATGCCACTCATACCCCGTGGACAACTCCCGATGATTGCGCCGGCTCTTGAGGGGAATCCTGCGGGGATCGAGATCCCCCCTAGCGACAGCGGCCTTGAGCCGATCCATATACTCTGCCCGCTGATCCTCCGTCATGCCTCTCCACGTCTTGCCGTCCATCTGATCCGCTCCTATCTGTGGGAGTATTTGACATTATAGACACGTATGCCCCTGGCCCCGGCCCTGCCGATCATCTGGCAGAACCGGGGCAGCCACAGAGTAGGACACACGAGAGGATCTCCCGATCCTCTATAGCCTTAACGGAACTCAGGACTCCTGCTTTTCCTGCTCATCCTTGAGGATCTCCAGGGCACAGGAGAAAACCATCAACGGGATATTGACGAGGGCCATCTGATGCCCCTCCTTATCCTCCTGGGGCTCCGTGGCGAAGACGATGCTCATCTCCTCGGAGCAGGACGAGAGGTGGAGATCCACTTTGGTCTCTTTGCCGCCGTAGGTCTCCGTCATGCGGACGAATCGATAGGGGCGTCCCTCTCGCTCGGTTTCACAGATCCCGATCGTCCACATCGAGGAAAAGGTTTGCCCCTTGCTCGCTGGCTCATCGTCATCGCTCCCCCATGCAATACGGGGGATTCCAGCCTCCACGAGGCGGAGGAGATCGTTCTCCAGATGATAGGCGTCACAGAGTTTGATCGCCTTCTCCGGGTTCCTGATCAGGTATTCCACCAACATCGTCCGCAGGGTGAGCCGCAGATCGAGATCGAATCCTCGCTCCTCCAGGGTTCCGATGATCGCCTGATCCAGCGTCATGCTGTGGGAGTTGGACCTCTCCTTGCTCCCAAAGTAGTCGTACAGATAATCAGCCAGGGCATCAAGCACCCATTTGCCCGATGCCAAGACTGCACTCTCGTAGCCTGGGCTTTCTTTCTTGTCCATCTTTTGACCTTTCTATCTGTGAGTCTCAGAACGGAATATAGCCCCCGGTGGGTTGGTCCCCCCGGGGGCGTTGTCAAATGACCTGCCGATCTCCAACGGGCTACACGATTCCCTCCTTTCGATGGCCCTCCACCTATCGAGGCTGGAGGGCCATCATTCGTGGGCACCCGATTACCCTACATCTCACGGATCTTGCGGGGAGTGAATTCCTCCTCTCTCTCCTCGATGCGCCGCCGCAGCTCTTTCCGATCTGCGGCGATCTCTCGATGCTCCGGGGGGAGTAGCTCTCGATCGTTGATCTCCCGCAGGGCGAGATCCGTCATGTACTGGACCTGCTCGGTGTTGGCGATGATCGCCCACGTCGCCCGGGCGAGATCCTCATCCTGGACGTAATCCCGATCGTCATCATCTGCCAACTCGATGGCCTTCCGGGCAATCTCCTCGATCTCTGCCCCGGTGTACCCCTCGGTTTTCTCGATGAAGTCCTGGATCGCCTGATCCGTTAGATCCTCCGTGAACTGGAACTTCACATCAAACATCACTCTGAGGATCTGCTCCCGATCTGGAGCCGATGGCGCCAGAAGCGCTACGATCTTGTCGCACCGGCCGGCCCGCTTGAACGCTGCGTCGAGTTGATCAGGGCGATTGGTTGCCATGACGAACACAACCCGGCCCCGATTCGCATCATCGCTCATGAACTGGAGCATCCGACCGAAGATGTAGTCAGAGACTCCAGAATCGCCGCTCTTGCCCTCGCCTCTCCTGAATGTCTGATCTACCTCATCCAGGAATACGACCACGGGGGCGAGGGCCTCGATCGCCTCAAAGGCTCGATCGGTCTTGGCCTCGCTCTCGCCGACATACTTACCTTTCATTCTGCCGATATCCAGGCTCACGGCATTCATCCCGGACTCTTTGGCGATCGCCTCCGCCATGATCGATTTGCCCGTCCCAGGAGGACCAGCCATCAGGACCGCTTTCGGAACTCTGTGATATCGTCCCTTGCGCATCGCCAGGCAGATCGCTTTGGAGAAATACTCCTTGAGATACTCCATTCCCCCGATGGCGTCAAAACCGAATCGGGGCTGCATGATCTCGATCACGTCACCGAATGCAGCGCTCACCACCTCTGCCTTGCGTTCCTTGACCATCGACCACGAGAGGCGGCCGCCGTCTGCCTTGGCCCTGAGGACCAGATCCTCGATGTGAACATTCTGGAGAGCCGCTGTATCGCGGGCGAGATCATCGATCGTCATCCCGTCATCCAGGAATGCCGCCAGATCCTCCTCGATGCTGAGGATATGCTCGATGAAAGCCTTGCGCTGTACCAGATTCGGGAGGGGAATATGGACCGATTCGATCCCTGCGTTTTTATCCCTGATCGTATCGTTCAGGGAGTGCAGCTCTGACGTGATGAGGATCAGCATATTCCAGCGGGCTCCTATGCTCTGATCCTTTGCCCACGTCTTGAGATGGACGAGTGCTTTCCTCTCCTCTGGCCGCATCGAACCGATGTCAGCCCGGGGGAAGATCGTCTCTGCGTGCTCGATCACCACAGCGAAACGTGGACGGGATTCGTCAGCGTATCCCGTGGAGATCGGATCATCAGGAGCGTGGAGGAGGATATCAATGATCCCCATCGCCGCCGCTGGGCCCGTGGGCCATTCGTCGGGATCTGTAGGGACGCCGCCGCTGGCCTCTCCACCCATCCCCAATGCTGCCAGGGCCTCATCAAGACCGCTAGCCTGGGGCGTTTCCTCATCCACCACTCTAGCCGCATTGTAGTCCCTGATGTACTTCTCAACCTTACGCCGGCCATCTGTGGTGGAGATCCTCCACCCGTTAGCGATGTCATAATAGATCACCGCATCCCAATTGACGAGGATCTGATCCAGGGCGTGCCGCAAGGGGCGATGCCCCGCCACATAATCCCCAACCGCCCCGTGGAGGGCGAAGGTGTGGGCGACAGCCGCCCGATACTTGCCGATCATCTCCTCAAACCATTGCTGCTTGTTATCCTGGGCTACCATCATCTCGATCTCCTCTCTCTGTGGAAAGTTTTGATCCTATAGCCTTAACGGAAAACGCCCCGTGGGATTTTCCCCCACGGGGCGTTGATCTCCAGGCAGGAGCAGATCTATACGGGGACGCCGACCTTGCTCCAGAACCGATCAGGGATCACCACGACTCGATTGTCCAGGTCGAATCGATCAGCCGCATCCC